TGGATTCATGGGTAAATCTCCAGTATGGATGGATTGACAGGAAAAGAAACAGCGCCCCGCCCTCGCAGGCAGAGCGCTGTGGAAAAAACTCGCAGACGAGTTGTCTGCAAGTCACAGAGCCGCTTTGAAGCGGCGTTTCTCAGCACCAGTCAATGCTTGGTAAGCCTTGAGCAGTTTCGCCACGGCGTCCGTCTTGTTGCTCGACTTGGGCTTGGCGGGTGTAGCCTCCACATCGGTAAACATCTTGGCAAGAATGCGGTCAACTTGTCGAGAGTAGTTAGTGCCGCGCCCGAATGTCACACCGCGTTGCCCCTTGTATGCCTCGGCGTTGCGCGCCTCGGCGATGTAGTAGGTGACAAAGGGTCGAGCAGTCGTGCGATCGGCAATGCCAAGTTTGAGTGCAGTCTGCAAGATAGTCGCAGACAGTCCGTCTGCCAGTTGGATGCTAGGCTTGAAAGCCTCGTAGGTGGTGGCTTTGATGCCGAGGGTTGTGCGCAGTTGCGCAAGTGTCAGTCGTTTAGACATGTTGAATCTCCAAAAGAAAAAGCCTCGCAAGCAGGCGAGGCGACTGATCGGCTCGTCCCCGAACCGATAGATGTATTATGCCACAAACGAGAACCTAGGGTCACAGCGTATTGCGAAACCTGCTACCAAAGACCCCACTACACCCCCACCACCCTGTTTGACTGCGACGACGGCGCCGTGACGTCAACACTGTTTCTCACCCGCTCCCAGCACTTCTGTAATACCTAAATACTCAAACCCACCCCCTACCCAAAATTTTGACCCCGCGCAAAAATTTCTATAAAAATTTCAGAGAACCTGTGTCCAACATTAGACACGCCCAGACAGAAAAAAGCCCCCAACATTTCTGCTGGGGGCGAGAACAGGGAGGGAACCCTGAGGAGAAGCAAATTGGCAACTGCTTGCCCACTTGCAGATTCGAGTGTACACTTCAACGCCAAGAGCCACAACACCTGTGGAAAAACACAGGATCAAACCATGTTGGAGCATTTGGTGCACTTTGAACCGGAGATCACCGACCGGGGGGACTTTGTAAAACTGGACGCCGCGTCCAGTGAGGCGGTTCTGTCTGCGCAAGTCGAGACGCATGACTGGCTCAAGTCTCTTGGCGCTTTGAGCGACGAAGAAGTGATTGCGGATTTGGAAAAGCGCGAGGCTCGGGAGGCTTTCGGTGCCCTGACCACCACCGCGCCTGATGCGGACACCAAAGAAAAACTCATACAACTCAAAACCCCGGCGGCCGTGCGCCACTTGGTCGGGATGCTGACCGCCTATGACTGGGAATTTGTACAGCAGGCCAAGGAGTTGCGTGGGTACACTGTTGCGCAGTTGGTTGAGGAAACCAAGAGTCCCAACGCCAATATCCGTTTGAAAGCGTTGATTGCACTGGGCAAGGTGACGGAGGTTGGGCTGTTCACCGAGAAGATCGAAGTCAAGAAGACCGACATGACCGAGGACGAGATCGACCGCAAACTCAAAGAAAAGTTGGCCAAGTTCATGGACATCGAGGACGCCGAGCCAATCGACGTGGAAGATGTGTCGCAAAAAACCCAAAATAACGCCACGTTAGACGAACGTGTCGCTGGTAACGACAATGACGACCAACCCGCCACTGACGCCTGAGCAGGCCCGCGCCTTGTTCATGAACCTCGGCAAGATGACTGCCGAGGAGAAGTTGGAATACTTGCAGATGCTCGACAACAAAGAAGAGCACGTCAAGAAGAATGCCGCCAGAACCGACATGATCGAGTTTGCCAAGGCGGTGTACCCGGGCTTCAAGGTGGGGCCGCACCACAGGAAACTGGCCAAACTGTTCACACGCGTGATCAACGGCGACTGCAACCGCTTGATCATCAACATCGCCCCTCGCATGGGTAAGTCCGAGTTCAGTTCTTACCTGTTCCCCGCTTTCTTTCTAGGTAATTTCCCTGAGAAGAAGATCATTATGGCAACCCACACCGCCGGGTTGTCCGAAGATTTTGGCCGCAGAGTGAGGAACTTGATCGATGACGACGACTACAAATCCCTCTTTTCCAACACCAAAGTCGCGGATGACCAGAAAGCGGCAGGCAAATGGTCAACCAGCGAGGGCGGACAGTACTACGCCGCCGGTGTCGGCGGTGCTCTTGCTGGGCGCGGCGCTGACCTATTCGTTATTGATGACCCGCATTCGGAGCAAGATGTAAAGGCCAACTCTCGCCTTGCGTTCGACACCGCTTGGAGTTGGTTCCAGACAGGCCCCTTGCAACGTCTGATGCCGGGGGGCAAGATCATCATTGTGATGACGCGCTGGGGCAAGTTGGACTTGACCGGGCGATTGCTGGACTACCAGACCAAGAACCCCGACGCCGACCCGTGGGAGGTGGTGGAGTTACCCGCCATTCTGAACGAGGGCGAAGAGAACGAAAAGTCGCTGTGGCCCGAGCAGTGGCCGCTTGAAGCCTTGAAACAAAAGAAGGCGGCGATCGACCCTCAGTACTGGAACGCCCAGTACATGCAAAACCCAGTCTCCAACAACGCGGCGATCGTCTCGCGCAACGCTTGGCGCGTCTGGCCCGGGGATGAACCCCCCGCCTGCGAGTACATCATCCAGTCGTGGGACACGGCCTTCGAGGCCAAGACCACCGCCGACTATAGTGCGTGCACCACATGGGGCGTGTTCTACAACGAGGAAGAAAACGACAAGGCGCAGGTGATACTCCTCGATGCGTTCAAAGACCGCATGGCGTTCCCAGAACTCAAGGCGGTGGCCTTGAAGCACTACAAAGAGTGGCAACCCGATGCGTTCATCGTGGAAAAGAAAGCCGCTGGTGCGCCCCTGATTCAAGAATTGCGCAACATGGGCATCCCGGTTCAGGAAACAAACCCTAGCCGTGGCAACGACAAGATAGTAAGATTGAACGCGGTGGCGGACCTTTTTGCCTCTGGCATGGTCTGGGCACCTGACACCCGCTGGGCGCGGGAGGTGATCGAGGAAGTGGCGTCTTTCCCCAACGGCGAGAACGATGACTTCGTGGATACGACATCTCAGGCGCTGATGCGGTTTCGGCAGGGCGGTTTTATTAGGCTTGATTCAGATGAGCCTGAAGAGCCGAGGTTCTTCCGACGCAAAACTTACGCATACTATTAAGGACAGAAAATGGCCACGAACATTGACAAGGGTCTCTACACCGCGCCCGCAGGCATCGAGAACCTCGCACAAGACGAGGAACCGATCGAGATTGAGATCGTTGACCCCGAACAAGTGAGTATTGAGATAGGCGGCATGGAGTTGACCATAACGCCCTCAGAAGACGAAGAGGGGTTCGATCGCAACTTGGCCGAGGACATGGACGAAGGTGAACTGTCAACCCTTGCCGGTGAGTTGGCGCAAGACATCACGACTGACCTTGGCTCTCGTACCGAGTGGGAGAAGGCGTATGTCCAAGGTCTAAAACTGTTGGGCCTCCAGTACGAGGAACGCACTGAGCCGTGGGACGGCGCGTGTGGCGTGTTCCACCCCATGATCACAGAAGCCGTTGTTCGCTTCCAGTCAGAGTCCATCACCGAGACCTTCCCCGCACAAGGGCCTGTGAAGACAAAAATCTTGGGCAAGCAAACGCCTGAGAAAGATGAAGCGGCCAGCCGTGTGCAAGACGACATGAACTACGAGTTGACCGAGGTCATGCGCGAGTTCCGCCCTGAGCACGAACGCATGCTGTGGAGCCTCCCCGCCACGGGTTCAGCGTTCAAGAAGGTCTACTACGACCCCAACCTTGGGCGCCAAGTCTCCATGTTCATCCCAGCCGAGGACATCATTCTCCCGTACGGCGCGACCGACCTTGACACCTGCTACCGTGTGACCCACGTCTTGCGCAAAACCAAGAGCGAGATCATCAAACTCCAGCAAGCAGGGTTCTACCGCGACATCGAGTTGCCAGACCCCGACAAGTCCAGAACAGACATCCAGCAAGCCAAGGACAAAGAGACGGGGTTCTCGGCCAACGACGACGATCGTTACACCCTGTACGAGAGCCATGTTGACTTGGTGGTCCGAAGCGACGAATATACGGAGACGGGCGAGGACGGCGAGCCGCTGGGCATCACCTTGCCGTATGTGATGACGTTGATAAAGGGATCAAACGATGTGCTCGGGCTTCGGCGGAACTGGAAGGAAGACGACACCCTCCACCTCAAACGACAGCACTTTGTCCACTACCAGTACATCCCCGGCTTTGGGGCGTATGGCTTCGGACTCTTCCACCTCATCGGAGGCTACGCCAAGAGCGCCACGAGCATTATGCGTCAACTGGTGGACGCAGGAACTCTATCTAACCTCCCCGGAGGTCTTAAATCGCGTGGCCTTCGGATTAAGGGTGATGACACGCCGATTGCCCCGGGAGAATTCCGAGACGTAGACATCGGCTCGGGCGCGTTGCGCGACAACATTTTGCCCCTGCCGTACAAAGAGCCCAGCCAAGTGCTGGCGGGCTTGATGAATCAGATCGTCGAGGAAGGCCGCAGGTTTGCCGCCACTGCTGACATGAAGGTCAGTGACATGTCTGCACAGGCCCCGGTGGGCACCACGCTGGCGCTCTTGGAGCGGCAGTTGAAGGTGATGACGGCTGTCTCCGCTCGTCTGCACTTCTCGTTCAAGCAAGAACTCAAACTCTTGGCTGGGCTGATCCGTGACTACACGGACGACGATTACGACTACGAACCGGTTGACGCGCCTCGCAAAGCCAAGAAGTCGGACTACAGCCACGTCGAGATCATCCCCGTGAGCGACCCCAACGCGGCCACCATGAGCCAGCGTGTGGTCCAGTACCAAGCCGTGATCCAGATGGCCCAGATGGCGCCAGACATCTACGACTTGCCCAAACTGCACAGGGGCATGCTTGAAGTCTTGGGCATCAAGAATGCCGCCGAGTTGGTGCCTCTGCCCGAGGACCAGAAACCCCGCGACCCGGTGTCGGAGAATGCCTGCGTGCTTAAGGGCGAGCCGGTCAAAGCGTTCTTCTACCAAGACCACGCCGCACACATCAAGGTGCACATGTCTGCCGTGCAAGACCCCACCGTTGCACAGTTGATCGGACAAAACCCCAAGGCCCAACAGATCATGGGTGCCATGATGGCGCACATTGCAGAGCATGTGGGCTTACAGTATCGTCGTCAAATTGAAGACCAGTTGGGTATGCCCCTGCCTCCCGAAGACGAGAAACTACCGCCCGAGATCGAGTTGCAACTATCCAGCATGATGGCACAAGCCGCGCAACAAGTGTTGGCGCAGAACCAAGCGCAAGCCGCCCAGCAACAGGCCCAGCAACAAGCACAAGACCCGGTCTTGCAGATGCAGATGCAAGACCTTCAGATTAAGGCACAGAAGATGCAGGGCGACTTGGCAATCAAGCAACAAGAGTTGCAGTTGAAGGCTCAGGAACTAGCCGCTAAACAAGGCGAAGACCCTCAAATGGCCGCGATGAAGATGCAACAGGAATTGCAAGCCAACGCACAGCGGCAACAGCAAGACCTGCAAGCCAACGCCATGCGCCAGCAACAAGATATGGCCGCGCAACGCGCCAAACTGGCCATGTCTATGCAAGAGCACGAAATGAAATTGCGCCAGCGCGCACAAGAACATGCCCAGAAGATGGCCATGAAACAATCAAAGGAGAAGCCAACTAAATGATCCAAGAATTCGCACGCGTACTGCGCGAGAAGATACGCACCGACATGAACAACTACGCCGATGATCTGGCGGGTGGTCAATGTCGCACATTTGACGAATACCAAAAACTCTGCGGTGTCATTCAAGGTCTAGCCATTGCAGAGCGTCACCTCCTCGACCTTGCCGAGAAAGTAGAGAAATCAGATGAGTGAAATTCTTCTGCCCCCGGGCATTAGCCTGCCACCAACGATCCAGCCCAAAGACGAGCCGGAACAGAACGCAACGCCTGAAGAAAAGGCGACGAGTCTGCCCGACCCGACCGGTTGGAAACTGCTCTGTGTTGTCCCCGATGTTTCCGAGAAACTCGATGGCACCGACTTGGACTTGGTCAAACCCACGTCCTTTATGAAACAGGAAGAACACGCGACCACCGTGTTGTTCGTTATGAAAGTTGGCCCCGATGCCTACAAAGACCAAGCCAAGTTCCCCAACGGCGCTTGGTGTCAAGAGGGCGACTTTGTCTTGGTGCGAACGTACTCCGGTACCCGCTTCAAGATTTTTGGCAAGGAGTTCCGTCTGATCAATGACGATCAGGTGGACGCAGTCGTGCAAGACCCGCGTGGCATCACACGCGCTTGAAAGGAGCAACCATGGCAGAGTTTAAATTCCCCGACGAAATTGATGGGGCAGAAGACAGGAACCAAGATCAGGACGTCGAGATCAAGGTGCAGAGCGAAGGCGACGATCTTGAAATTGAGATCGTTGATGACACCCCGGAAAAAGACCGAGGTCGCAGACCCCTCGATCGTGAGGTCAATGATCCGACCGACGAAGAACTGGACACTTATACCGAGGGCGTCAAGAAGCGCCTGAAAGAACTCACTCACGCTCGGCACGATGAGCGCCGCGCCAAAGAGGCCCTTGCCCGGGAGAAAGCCGAGCAAGAACGCCTGCTGTTGGCCATGCTGGAGGAGAACAAACGGCTCAAACAATACGTGCAGACGGGCACCGAGCAGTACAAGACCATGGCGAACCAAGCCGCCGAGGCCAAACTGGAGAAAGCCCGCCGTGATTTGAAGGCCGCGCAAGAGGCGTACGACACGGATGCCATCATTTCCGCCCAAGAAGCGTTGGCTGAAGCCACTTGGGAAGTAAAAAATGCGAAAAATTTTGCACCCCCCTCTTTACAAGAGCGTGAAGAAGAGGTACAAACTCGCTATCAAGAGCCTCAACAGGCCCGTCCGGACGAAAAAACACTGCGCTGGCAGGCAAGAAACCAGTGGTTCGGGGCTTCGGGGTTCGAAGAAGTCACCAGTTTTGCGCTAGGACTGCATCAAAAACTAGTCGCCAACGGGGTTGATCCCCGCTCTGATGAATATTTCGAGCAGATTGACGCTCGCGTGAAGTCTAAGTTCCCTGAAGTTTTTGGGGGCGAGGACGATAAGCCACGGTCTCAAGGGACTCCGGCTAGAAAACCAGCATCCGTTGTGGCTCCGGCCAGTCGATCGACTGGCAAGAGGAAGGTTGAACTGACACCGTCTCAAGCGGCGTTAATAAAAAAGTACAACCTTGATCCGCAAATGTATGTGAAGGAAATTTTGAAACTGGAGGCCCAAAATGGTTGAAACCCAAGATCGTACCCCCCGTGATTTGAAGTCACGCGAAAAATCCGCTCGTGCAGTCTATGTGCCGCCGAGCAACCTGCCTGATCCGACACCTGAGCCGGGATGGGTCTACCACTGGGTAGCCACTCACATTCTGGGACAGGCCGACCCGACCAACGTGTCTCGCAAGATGCGCGAAGGCTGGGAGCCGGTGAAGGCAGAAGACCATCCGGAACTGATGCTGTTGGGTAATGACAAGACCGGCAACGTGGAAATCGGCGGCCTCATGCTCTGCAAGATGCCTGTTGAGAAATACCGCGCTCGTCAAGACTATTACAACAACCAAGCGCAGGGACAGATGGACTCAGTGGACAACCACTTTCTGCGAAACAATGACCCGCGCATGCCGCTGTTCTCGGACAAGAAATCGTCCACGACGCGCGGCGGGGGCTTTGGTTCAGGTTCAAAGTAAACAAGGAGGCCATAAATGGCATCAGTAGCATCCCCGTACGGGCTACGGCCCGTCAACCAGTTGGGTGGCACCCCCTATGCGGGCGCAACCCGTACTTATCTCATCGACCCCGCAGGTACTGCCGCGAACATTTACAACGGCTCGCCCGTGTATGTGAATGCCAGCGGATACTTGGCTGTGGCAACCGCCACTGGCGCTGATGCGACCACCAATGGATTCCCCACCGGCACCGCTAATACCGGTATCGTGGGTGTGTTTGTTGGTTGCTCGTACTACAACGCCCAAGGGCAGTTGATCTTCTCGCAGTACTACCCCACGGGTACGACTGGCGTCATTCAGGCGTCGGTTGTTGACGACCCCAACGTGGTGTTTCAGGTCCAGTCCGCTGGCTCTGTTACGCAAGCCGCTGTGGGTGCAAACGTGTTCTTCTCTACTGGCGCTGTGGCGACTGGTAGCACCTCCACTGGCAACTCCACGGCTTCCATCGTGGCTGGTTCCTCGGCGGTCACTACCACTGCCGCGTTCCGTGTTGTCGGGTTCCCGAACGTGCAAGGCTTCTCGGTTGTGGGCGACGCTTACACCGACGTCTACGTGAAGATCAACCCCGGCTATCACACCTATACCAACGCTGTTGGTCTGTAAGGAGTAACTCAAAATGGCTATTTCACGCGCACAACTACTCAAAGAGTTGCTCCCCGGCCTGAACGCTCTGTTTGGCATGGAGTACGCCCGTTACGGCGAAGAGCACAAGGAAATCTACGAGACCGAGAAATCGGAGCGTAGTTTTGAAGAAGAAACCAAACTGGCTGGCTTCAGCGCCGCGCCTGTCAAGAACGAAGGCTCTGCCATCGCTTACGACAACGCGCAAGAGGCGTTTACCGCTCGTTACACCCACGAGACCATCGCCTTGGGTTTCTCGATCACCGAAGAGGCGATCGAAGACAACCTGTACGACAGCCTGTCTGCTCGTTACACCAAGGCTCTGGCTCGTGCCATGTCGTACACCAAGCAAGTCAAAGCCGCCGCTGTGCTGAACAACGGCTTCAATGGCGCTTACGCTGGTGGCGACGGTGTGTCGCTGTTTGGTAACAACTCTGGTGGTACCCGTGTGGGCCACCCGCTGGTCTCTGGCGGTGTGAACTACAACAGCCCCACCACCGGTGTTGATCTGAACGAAACCGCTTTGGAAAACGCTGTGATCCAGATCGCCGCGTGGACCGATGAACGTGGTCTGCTGATCGCCGCCAAGCCTCGCAAACTGGTGATTCCTCCCAGCCTGATGTTCGTTGCCAAGCGTCTGCTTGACACTGAACTGCGTGTGCAAACTGCTGACAACGACATCAACGCGTTGAAGCAGATGGGTGCGATCCCCGAAGGCTACACCGTCAACCACTTCTTGACCGACACCAACGCGTGGTTCCTGACCACCGATGTGCCCAACGGTCTGAAGCACTTCGAGCGTATGCCTCTGGCTAACTCGATGGACGGCGACTTCGACACCGGCAACGTCCGCTACAAGGCCCGCGAGCGTTATTCGTTCGGCTGGTCTGATCCTCTGGGCATCTGGGGTTCTTCCGGATCGTCTTGATAAGATCGGGGGGCTTGTGCCCCCCTTTCTTTTGGGGTAAAGTACCCTAAATTCCGGGGTTCCCGGTGTTCTGACAGTCCCGGCTGACGACATGCAGACAGAACACCCAAACATTTCTCGCATGTGAGGAAAGAACATGGCAAACACCACATTCACTGGGCCGGTTCGGTCGCAAAACGGCTTTCAAGACATCACCATCAACAGCACCACCGGTGCAGTCACCGTCAATTCTTCGTTTGGAACGGACGTTGTTCTTGGCACTCAGTCCCTCTCTGGTGCTGGCGCAGTTGATGTTACAAACACCTTTACCAACCTGACCACCACTGGCGCGGCTCAAGCCCTGACTTTGGCAAACGGCACCCTTGGTGAAGTCAAGATTATCACGCACGCTGTTGATGGCGGTTCGGCTGTGCTGACCCCCACGACCAAGATTGGTTTCTCGACCATCACTTTCACTGGTGTTGGCGAGTCGGCCATGCTGGTTTACACCTCTGCTGGCTGGGCTATCGTTGCTCTCAACGGTGCGGTTGCCGCCTAATAGGAGCGCACCATGCAAACTGACGTCCTTGCGAGTCAGCCGCGAACGACTGACGGTCAGTTGTTAAACCAAGCCGGAGACAACATCGCGCGCTCGCGCGTGAAGGCACTTTTGATTGTGCCAACCGCCAGTGCGGGTAGTGTTGTGTTCAAAGACGGTGGTGCCAGCGGTTCCACCAAAATGACTGTCAACACGCTGGCTTCGTCCACCAACACCGATTACCTGATTCTTCCGGGTGAAGGCGTGTTGTTCTCAACAGACATTTACGTCGATCTCACCAACGTGACCTCAGTGATGGTGTGGTATGGCTAAGACCCCAGCATGGCAACGCAAAGAAGGCAAGAACCCAAGTGGCGGCTTGAACGCCAAGGGCCGAGCCTCCTACAACGCGGCCAACCCGGGCAAACCGGGGCTGAAACGGCCCCAACCCGAGGGCGGAGCACGCCGCGACTCTTTCTGTGCCCGCATGAAGGGGATGAAAGAAAAGTTGACCTCTGCCAAAACGGCCAACGACCCCAACAGTCGGATCAACAAGAGCCTTCGGGCTTGGAACTGCGCTGACGGTGGGTACGTAAAAGCCGCTGACGGCTGTGCCACTAAGGGCAAAACCAAAGGACGGATGGTGTGACATGGGTCAACATCAAGATACGGTAAAGCACACGCTTGACATCATGGCCGCTTTTGCGGCTATCTCTTCATTTTTGAACGTGCTTACCCCCATCTTTGGTCTTATTGGTGCAATCTGGACTCTCATGCGTATTGCTGAGATGGTCTCTGGCAAACCTTTTGCGGAGTTGATCCGTCGAAAGAAGAAAGATGCCGAGCACGAGTAAGAAACAACACAATTTCATGGCGGCGGTGGCCAACAACCCAGCGTTTGCCAAGAAAGCAGGCGTCCCACAGTCTGTGGGAAAAGAGTTTGTTAAAGCGGACAAGGAGTCTGGTATGAAAGCGATGAAGAAAATGGCTGGTGGCGGCATGTCCGCTTCTAAAATGGGTGCTGTGAAGACTGCCGCCCCGAGCAAAGACGGCGTTGCCGTCAAAGGCAAGACCAAGGGCAAGCAGATCAGCATGGCTGGCTCCAAGCCGCTGGGCATGAAAAAGGGCGGCATGACCAAGAAAATGAACTACGGCGGGAAGTGCTGATTTAAGGAGTTTGTCATGGCTATGAGTGATACACGTAAACGGTTCAATCAAGCCTTTCGTGAAGCGCGTGCGTCTGGCGACAAAACGTTCATGTTTGAGGGCAAAAAGTACACTACCGATTTGGCTCCTGCGGCGCCTAAAAAACCCGAGTACGTGAGCGATAAAGAACCGGTCATGGGTGAGTACAAGCCTCGTCGTGAACCGAAGCCTTTGACGGAAGTCACAAGACCGGGCACCAACACGAACTATGAAAATACGGACGTGTCGGACATGAGCATGAAAAAAGGCGGTAAGGTTAGTTCTGCATCCAAACGCGCGGACGGTATTGCTCAAAAAGGCAAAACACGCGGGAGAATGGTGTGAGACCCAGCCGTGGCATGGGGGCCATTCTGCCCAGCAAAATGCCGGGCGGGGTCAAAAAAGCCCGCCGTGACGACACCGACTTTACTCAGTACGCCGAGGGCGGAAAGGTAAAGTCTAAGGTCAATCAGGCTGGTGTCTACACCAAACCGGGGATGCGCAAGTCTCTGTTTGAGTCAATCAAGTCTCGGGCGGTGCAGGGCACTGCGGCAGGGCAATGGAGCGCCAGAAAAGCGCAGTTGCTGGCCAAGCAATACAAGGCCAAGGGCGGCGGGTATAAATGAAGAACCCTCAGCAATCGCTCAAGGACTGGACGGCACAGAAGTGGCGCACCAAGTCTGGCAAACCGTCTTCCAAGACGGGTGAGCGGTATCTGCCCGAGGCGGCCATCAAGTCGCTGACCCCTGCTGAGTACGCCGCCACAACCAAGGCCAAGCGTGTTGGCAAGAAGGCCGGTAAACAGTTTGTAAAGCAACCCAAAGGGATTGCGCAAAAGACCGCGAGGTTCCGATAATGGCAAGCAAATTTCCTGATTTAAACAAAGACGGCGAAGTCACCCAAGCGGACGTCCTCAAAGGGCGTGGCGTGCTCAAAAAGGGGGGCGCAGTCAAGAGCGATAAATGGATTCAGAAGGCGATCAAAAAACCCGGCGCGTTAAGGTCAGCACTTGGCGCGAAAGAAGGGAAACCGATCCCCGCGAAAAAACTTGCCGCCGCCGCCAAAAAACCCGGGGTTACGGGCCAACGTGCTCGGCTTGCGCAGACGCTCAAGGGCTTCAAAAAGAAGTAAATCATGGCAAACACTTCCGGCACCGCAGGGTTCAATTTAGACCTCACGGAGATCGTTGAGGAAGCGTTCGAGCGCGTAGGCTCAGAGATGCGCACGGGCTACGATTTGAGGACTGCCCGCCGATCGATGAACCTGATGTTCGCGGACTGGGCCAACCGTGGCGTCAACATGTGGACGTTTGAGCAGGGCACGATCAACCTGATCCAAGGTTTGAGCACCTACCCCCTGCCCAACGACACCGTGGACTTGCTGGAGCACGTCATCCGCACGCAAGCCAACCAGCAAGCCACGCAGGCAGACCTGACCATCACGCGTATCAGTGTTTCTACCTACGCCACGATCCCCAACAAATTGAATCAAGCCCGACCCATTCAGGTTTGGATTCAGCGCCTTGACGGGCAGATTTCCCCCACCGGCTTCACTTATCAGAGCGCGGATACTGGGGCACAGACTGTGACTTTATCCAGTACTGTAGGTTTGCCCACTACTGGATATTTAAACATCGGCACCGAGACCATCTACTACGGCTGGATCGTGGATGGCACCACGGTTGGCGGGGTGTTTCGTGCGCAAAATGGCACCAGTCAGACCACGCCAACCGTCGGTACTGCTGTTTATGTCAACAATATCCCCCGAATAACGGTGTGGCCGACCCCCAACATCGGCACCACGGCCAGTCCGTACTACCAGTTTGTCTACTGGCGCATGCGTCGGGTCGAGGATGCGGGTGGTGGCGTGAACGTCATGGACGTGCCCTTCCGTTTCATCCCCTGCATGGTCGCGGGGTTGGCCTATTACATGTCGCTGAAGGTGCCCGGGGCGATGGATCGCCTGCCGGTGCTCAAACAACAGTACGACGAGGCTTGGGACTTGGCGTCTCAGGAAGACCACGAGAAGGCGGCTGTGCGCTTTGTGCCGCGCCGCCAGTACATCGCTGGGAGTTTCTGATGCCCAACCGGTTTGCGTCAGGCAAGTACTCGATCGCCCAGTGCGACCGGTGCAATTTTCGGTTCAAGTTGAAAGAACTGAAGACCTACACGCTCAAGACCAAAAACGTCAACATGCTGGTGTGCACCGCCTGTTGGGACCCAGATCATCCGCAACTTCAACTGGGCATGTACCCTGTGGACGACCCACAAGGTGTGCGCAATCCTCGGCCTGACATCACGTATTTGCTGGGTGGTACCAGCGGGTTGCAGATTTCAAACACATCGGGGCCCGGCCCCAACCAGACGGGTACAGAGACCGGCGGTAGCCGGATTTTTCAATGGGGCTGGAACCCGGTTGGCGGGTCTAGTTTTTTCGATGCCGCACTCACCCCAAACAACTTGGTGATTACGGTAAATTTGGGTACAGTATCGGTATCAACGACATAAGGAGTCGGACATGGACAAGAAAGACTTGGCACAGGACAAAAAGATGGTTGCGGCGGCAGTGCACAAGCACGAAAAACGCATGCACCCGGGCAAACCTGTGACGAAACTGCGCGCTGGTGGCAAAACCAACGCCGACATGCTCAAGATGGGCCGCAATCTGGCCAAGATTGCCAACCAAAAATCTACTGGCCGTCGTGGAGGTTGACATGGCTACCACCAAATACAAAGACCCCAAGTACCAGCCCATGGAAGAGGCGGGCAAGGCAAACAACGACAAGTTCATGCGCGATTCGCAGACATCTGTTGCCAACGCTCGTAGCGCCGACTATCCCGGTGTGAAAACCAGCGGCATCAAGATTCGTGGCACTGGCGCGGCCACTAAAGGTGTGATGGCTCGAGGCCCAATGGGTTGATACCATGACCTACACCGAGTTGATTGCGGCCATTCAGTCGTACACGGAAAACCAATTTCCGGATACCTACCTTGCCAGTGGGAGTGCTGTGTCGGCCACGACGCAGTTAAACACTTTCATTCAGCAGGCTGAACAGCGCATCTACAACTCGGTGCAGTTTCCGTCTTTGCGCAAGAACGTGACTGGTACGACTACGGCCAACAACAAGTACCTTTCTTGCCCGGGTGACTTCTTGTCAACGTATTCCATGGCTGTTATTGACGCTTCTGGCAACTACGAGTACCTATTGAACAAGGATGTGAACTTCATCCGTCAGGCGTACCCTAACCCTACTACGGATACTGCCACGCCTAAGTATTACGCTATCTTTGGCCCTTCCGTCAACGGCGCTACCGTTACTGACGAGTTGGCTTTTATTCTTGGCCCTACGCCTGATGCCGCTTATAGTGTTGAACTGCACTATTACTACTACCCCGAGTCGATCACTGTGGCGGCTGACGGGCATACGTGGTTGGGCGATAACTTTGACTCGGTGTTGTTGTACGGCTCGCTGGTTGAAGCCTACACCTTCATGAAAGGTGAGCAAGACATGGTTCAGTTGTACAACGCCAAGTACATGGAAGCCCTCGCACTTGCTAAACGTCTGGGCGATGGTTTGGAGCGCAGTGATGCGTACCGCAGTGGTCAGGCGCGGGTTGCGCCTTTGCCGCAGAATAACGGGGTGCAGTGATGGCCTTCACAGGCAACTATTCGTGCAACACCCTGCGCTCTGGTCTGGCTAACGGCACAATCAACTTTGCCTCGGACACGTTCTATTTGGCGTTGTACACCAACACGGCCACACTTGACTCGACCACAACGGCCTATACGACCACGGGCGAGGCGTCTGGCGGCAACTATGTTGCTGGTGGGCAGGTTGTGACTGCGTCGATTGCCAGTGAAGTGACTTCCAGCGGGAGCACAACCTACATCAACTTTTCTGCACCCGCATGGACTGGTGCTATCACTGCCAGAGGGGCTCTGATTTACACGCCCGGTGCAAACGGGGCGGTGTGCGTGTTGGACTTTGGCTCCGACAAAACATCAACCACATCTTTCACTGTGCAGATGCCAGCCAACACCAGCACATCGGCACTCATCCGACTTGTATAAGGAGCCATCATGTCTATCGAAAAAGCAAAAGCAACCGACATCGTCGCCAGCGGTCTGGTTGCCAACACGGGGGCATCTGAAGGTGCTCGCGCTACTGGTAAATACGTTGTGGAGTGCCACGACAAAGACGGAAACCTGAAGTGGGTTGCCGAGTCCAAGAACCTAGTGGTCAATGTGGGCCTGCAATACATGGCGGGTGTGGCGCTGACCAGCACCACGCAAATTACTACTTGGTACGTCGGTTTGTACGGCGCGGCGGCATCGAACACCCCCGCCGCTAGTGATACTTTAGCCACCCACGCTGGTTGGACTGAGATCACTCCCTACTCGGGCACCCGCCCCGCCGCTACTTTTGCGGCCGCCACCAACGCCAACCCTTCGGTTGTAACAAATAGCGCCAGTAAGGCTCAGTTCACCATCAACGCTACGCAGACTGTAGGTGGTGCGTTCTTGTGCTCGGTTTCTTCTGGCACTTCGGGCACTTTGTTCTCTGCCGCTGATTTTCAGTCTCCCGGCGATCGCTCTGTGGTCTCCGGTGATATTCTCTCTGTGACTTACACCTTCAGCCTGTCGGCTTAAAGTGACCAATGGCAGAAGGCGGCTGGGGTTCCGGCACATGGGGGCAAGCAGGCTGGGGTGACTCAGTCTATGAGCCTACCCTTGCTGAGACAGCGACTGGCGCGGATTTCGTTGCGGCCAGCCAAACCTTTGTTTCTGCGATTGCTGAGACAGCCACGGGCACGGACTTAATCAGTGCGCTGGCCACGTTTGAGTCTGCGGTTGATGAGACGGTCTACGGAGTCGATGTTTTTGTTACAGACCAGACTTTTGACACCAACGTACTTGAGACAGCCGCCGGTTCGGACAGCATATCCGCAACCCCTGACTATAGGGTTTCTGTGGATGAAACGGTCACCGGAGCCGATACCGTGGCGGCAATACAGACTTTTGATGCGCAGATTGCCGAGACAGCCACGATAACGGACCTGACATCAGCCGCTTTTACCTTTTTGGCGGACATCCTTGAGACGGCGACCGCTTCGGATGTGGTGGTGGGCACTATTTCAATGGCGGCGGAAGTGTTGGAATCTGCGTCCGGAGCGGATGTGGCCAGCGCCAGCGCTGAATTTTTGGCGTCTGTCTCCGAGTCGGCGGCAATCACCGAGCAAGTGCTGACGGCAGTGTTGTTTTATGTGGCGGTCTACGAGACAGCGGTTGGCTCTGATACAGTGGCATCTAACTTCTTGTGGAACTTAATTGATGACAGCCAGTCTCCAAACTGGCAGAATGTGGGCAGTGCCCAAACACCCGGGTGGACGGCAGACAGCACCACGCAAAATCCGGGCTGGCAAACCATTCCGACGTAAGGAAAAAACATGGCAACTTCTTACACCTCTCTTCTGGGCCTCGCTCTCCCTGTCACGGGCGAACTGCAAGGTACTTGGGGCGACACGGTCAACAACTCCATCACCTCCTTGCTCGATACCGCCGTTGCAGGCACCACGACCCTGAGCACCGATGGTGATGTGACGCTGACCACCACGACTGGCGCATCCAACCAAGCCCGCCAATCCATTTTGCTGTGTTCTGGCGCTCGCACGGCGCTTCGCACCATTACGGCCCCGGCCCAGTCCAAGATTTACACCGTCATTAATGCCACCACGGGCGGCTTCTCGGTCAAAGTTGTTGGTGCTGGCCCGACCACGGGTGTGACCATTGTGGCAGGCGAGTCGGCTCTGATTGCTTGGAACGGCTCGGACTTCATCAAGATCAGCAACACTGGTGGGGCCGCATCTTTTACCAATGTCACGGTTTCTGGGACTACCACACTGTCTGGCCTGACGGCCTCGACTGCGTTGGCGCTAAATGCCAGCAAAGAAGTGGTGAGCGTGACAAACACAGGTACAGGCAACAACGTGCTGTCTGCCAGCCCTACACTGACAGGCACGGTAGCAGGTGCATCTCTGCAACTGTCATCCCTGACCTCTGGTCGTGTGACTTATGCAGGCGCTTCGGGTCTGTTACAAGACTCTGCCAACCTGCTGTACAGCGGAACTGACCTGACTGTTTACGGCATCACCGTAGGCCGTGGCGCAGGTGCTGATAGCGGAACTACAGTTGTTGGTGCAGGCGCTTTGGCTGGATCAAACACTGGAGCAAATAATACCGCTATTGGCAAGAATGTCCTTGCCGCTAACACTTCTGGCGCACAAAACAATGCGCTTGGTTATGCCGCCCTGACTGCCAATACAACTGGCGCTGATAACACGGCTATGGGGCATACGGCTCTGTATTCAAATACTACTGGAGGTCAAAACACGGCATTTGGCCGTGATTCTTTACGCTCCAACACCACCGCATCTAACAACACTGCTGTGGGTTATCAATCTCTGTACACAAGTGCAACCAGTGTGAGTCATGTTGCGGTTGGCGTTCAGGCGTTGTATTCCAACACAACTGGTGACGAAAACACTGCGGTGGGCCGAGCGGCCCTTTACTCAAACACGACTGGCGGCCCAAATACAGCATTAGGCCGTGGCGCTCTTTTATCCAACACCACCGCATCCCTCAACACTGCTTTAGGTTATCAAGCCGCCTACACAAACACCACTGGTGCAGGTATTCTTGCTGTTGGTCATCAAGCCTTGTACTCAAATACAACTGGTGATAATAATACTGCTGTTGGCGGTTATCGTACCTTGTATAACAACACAACGGGTAGCGCTAATACCGCAGTTGGTCGCCAAGCCCTTCAAGCGAACACAACTGCCAATGCAAACACGGCTGTAGGTTTTCAGTCACTTCTCTCTAATACCGCCGCTAGCAACACCGCAGTCGGGTATCAGTCACTGTATTCCAATACGACTGCCACAGGTAATACTGCTATCGGCTACACCGCTGGATTCAGCAACACAACTGGCGCTAATAACACAGCGACTGGTTCTTCTGCGCTTCTTTCAAATACCACTGGCGCTAGTAATTCCGCTTTTGGTCAATCCGCAATGTATAGCAACACAACTGGCAATTACAACGTTGCCGTTGGAACTAATGCGCTTAACCTCAACACCACCGCCAATAATCTAACCGCTGTTGGTTATCAAGCCCTATACAGCAACACAGGTGGCGCTAACACTGCTGTTGGTACGCAAGCGTTGTATGCCAATACCTCGGGTGTTTACAACGTGGCGGTTGGTGGTGGCGTTGCTGGCTCGGGCACAGGCGCTCTTGGGGCAAACACAACTGGTCAAAGCAACTCCGCACTCGGTTATCAGGCACTTGCCTCCAACACCACTGCCTCCAACAATACAGCAGTTGGATATATAGCGTTAACCAACAATACGACAGGAACAGCAAATACTTCTGTTGGTTCAAATTCTTTGCAAAGCAACACCACTGGAAGTGGTCTTACAGCCGTTGGATTGCAAGCACTTTATGGAAATACTACTGGTGCCAACAATGCAGCTTTTGGATATGCCGCACTGAATTCCAACACCACCGCATCAAACAATACCGCCTTGGGCAATCAGGCTGGTTACTCCAACCAAACAGGGGCAAACATCACAGCAGTTGGAGATAGGGCGCTATACAGTAGCACAGGCAATTACAACACCGCTGTTGGTTCTTTGGCTATGTATACCAACACCTCGGGTGCAAATAACACCGCAGTTGGGTTGCAGGCTCTTTATTTAAGCACTACCGCATCAAATAACACTGCTGTTGGTTACACCGCAGGGTATAACAACACAACTGGCGCAAGTAACGCATTTTTTGGTGGTGAATCTGGCAAGGGTAATACCACAGGCTCTCAGAACTCTGCATTTGGCTATCAAGCACTTGGCTCCAACACCACAGCCTCTAACAACACTGCTGTTGGTTATCAGTCTCTTTATACCCAAGCCACTGGTTCTACTTTAAACAACACTGCGCTTGGTTATCAGTCGGGCTACGGAATTACAACTGGCACAAACAACACCGCTGTTGGTTACACCGCAGGTAAAGCAATCACCACAGGCAACTACAATGTGTCTGTTGGTCGGTTGTCAATGGATAACTCTGCTGGTGTGACAGGGGATGAAAACACCGCTCTGGGCAACGGCACGATGCGAGTCTTGACCTCTGGCGCAAACAACACTGCCGTTGGAAGTGGTGCGCTTGGCTCCAACACCACCGCTTCTAACAACACAGCAGTTGGGTATCAGGCTGCTTACACGAACACAACGGGTAATGTGCTGACTGCGGTTGGCTACAAAGCCCTTTTCGCAAACACCACGGGCGTTGAGAACACTGCTGTTGGTCAGGATGCCTTGGGTGCAAATACCACTGGCGCATACAACACAGGTGTCGGTGTTGGCGCAGGTAAATCGACCACCACTGGTAACAACAACACCTCTTTGGGTTGGCTTGCTCTGCACCTCAACACCACAGCCTCCGACAACACTGCAGTCGGTTATCAGGCAAGTTACACAAATACCACGGGCAATCTATCTGTTGCGGTAGGTGCGTATGCTCTTTATTCAAATACAACAGGAGCGCAAAACGCCGCCGTTGGTTGGAAAACCCTGTACTTAAATACGACAGGAAATTACAACAACGCTTTTGGCTTGCAGGCTTTGTATTCCAATACAACTGGCAGTTCCAACGCTGGTTTTGCTCACTATGCACTTAGTGCCAATACCACGGGCAACTACAACACCGCCGTTGGTATGCAAGCCTTGACCTCCAACACCACCGGCTCAAACCACACAGCAGTTGGTTATCAGGCTCTTTATAACAATACAGGCGGCGCACAAGGGAGTACCGCTTTAGGTTATACCGCTGGAAGTAACCTTACAAGTGGCACTAATGGTGTATTTATTGGCTCAAACGCACAGCCCAATGCGGCAACAGATACAAATGAACTGGTAATTGGAACGCCAAACACCACAGGTAAAGGCTCTAATACTGGATTTATCGTTGCGTACAACGGCTCTACTTATGGCGGTATTTACCAAGGCAACAACTCAGCCTCTTGGTCTACCACATCTGACCAACGCCTGAAGAAAAACATCGTTGACAACAATGATGGTCTTGTGAAAATCAACGCCATTCGGGTGCGAAACTTTGAGTATCGTTTGCCCGAGGAAGTAGATGCAGAACTCAAGCCTATTGATGCCGTCAAAAAATCAGGTGTTCAACTGGGCGTGATTGCTCAAGAACTGCAACAGGTCTTGCCTGACTGCGTGAAGCAAGAATCGACTGGCGTTTTGTCAGTAGACCCTGACAACTTGACTTGGTATCTGGTCAACGCTGTCAAACAACTTTCTGCCGAGGTCGAAAGCCTCAAAGCCCAACTTAACAAAGGAGCCTGAAAATGACTGAAGTCGCAACCCCTGTGGAAACTCCCACCGAAGCCGAAATAGCGAGGCACTATGCCGCCGCCATGGATAGCGTGGCCTTAATCAATAACGGAAAGCCCGAACAGATGGACGATGCTGAGTGGGCTGATACTGTTGCTCGAAACAAAGAGCACCTAAAAATTATGCTTGCCAAGACCTTCTGGACTACGGAAGACTTGACCCCTTTGCAACAAGCCGCTCAATAAAGGAGAAACCATGACTGAACAAGACCTGATGAAGACCGAGATCACCCTGAAACTGCCTCTGGGCGCTGTGAATGGCATTCTGCAATCTCTGGGTGCACAGCCCTACGCTCAAGTGGCCGATCTGATCCAAGCCATTCGTGAGCAGTCCATCCCGCAGGTTCCGGTGCCGAGTCCCGAGCCGATGGTGGAAGACACCCCTGTGCAGTAAGCCAAAGGAGACATCGTTGAATCATGGACCCGATTACGATCGCCATGACGGCGTTTGCCACCGTCCAAAAGACGGTGCAGGTCATCAAACAGGCCCAAAAGACTGTTAACGATGTCTCCTCTCTTGGCCCCATGTTGGGCCAATATTTTGGGGCAAAACAAGAGACCGTAAAGGCGCTGGAGGAGGCAAAGAAAAAGGGCGGCTCGTCCTTGGCGCAAGCCATCCAGATCGAGATGGAGTTACTGTCTCAAAAGCAGTTTGAAGATCAGTTGAAGATGATCTTCTTTCAGACGGGTCACGCAGACATCTGGGAGAACATCCAGAAACGAGTGCAAGAGGGTGAACAGGCGCAACGGGAAGCCCAGCGCCGAGCCAGAGATGCGGCGATCAAGAAGGCCAAAAAGATGGCTGAGATGGTGAACCTGATCATTGGGATCGTGCTGGTTGTGTTGCTGGTGCCCCCGTTGATCTGGCTGGTGATCCAAGGCATTATGTTTGCAAAGGACAAATGATGAGGGCGCTGATTCTTGTTGTTCTGCTGGCAGGCTGTGATGCCCCTGAGTATTACCGCTACCCGTGCATGAACCCCAAGAACTGGGAGCGTGAGGACTGCAAACGCCCCATCTGCGCCATCACCCAAGAGTGCCCAGATCAGTTGCTCAAGCCCGAAGAAATGAAAGGTGACCAGAGATGAAGTGGGATCATGAGTCAGTCGAGAGCCGCATCAAGTTCATGATTGCGTTTACCTTCTGCACCACCGTGCTGGTCATGGTGGGTCTGTCGATGTTCTCCATCGTCTTTGTTCCGCAACCCATGAATGGCATCGCCCCAGCAGACAAACAGTTTTTCTACCTTTTGAGTGACATGTCCAAGTACATCTTGGGCAGTCTGGGAACCTTGCTGGCCATCAAAGGCAAGGACGTTGTGCAAGAGATGATGAACAAAGAACCCCAGAAGGAGGAGCCCAATGACCCCAAATGAAGTTGATTTGATCAAGGCGCAGGCTGAGGTCAAACTCCGTGAAATGGAGGCTCAGGCTTCTGCCAAAGATGTTGCAGGCAAAGCCATCGGCAAACACGGCTTGTTCTACATCACGCTGATCGTTGTGATTGGCGTGGTTTCCAGCCTATTCCTTGAGGAACAGAAGATTGCCGCCGTAATGGGGCTTTTAGGCGCTTCTCTGACCGCCCTGATTTCCATGTTGAACGGGATTGCTGGCGCATCTCCAAAGCAAGAAAAGCCTGAGTTTGAGATCATGCGACAGTTGATCGACAAATTAGACAAACTGGATCGTACTGAACTGCCCATGCGGGTGGATGTTGAGGGCGATAAGGTCACAGTTCGCAAGGGTGACGATGTGGTCACCGCCAAAAAGGAGTAACCATGATTCCCATCCCTGCATTGCTGGACATTGGAAGCAAGTTGCTCGACAGGTTCATGCCTGACCCAGAAAAGGCGGCTCAAGCCAAAGCCGAACTGGAAAAAATGGCAAGTGAGGGCAGGCTGGCTGAAATGAACATCAGCCTTGAAGAGTACAAGACCGAGCAGAACAACCTGACGGAGCGTTTAAAGTCCGACATGGCCAGCGACAGTTGGCTGTCCAAGAACATCCGTCCAATGACCCTGATCTTCATCTTGGGGGCCTATTTTGTGTTTGCCATGATGTCGGCCTTCGGGCAAAACGCCAACGAGCGGTACGTGGAACTGCTTGGGCAGTGGGGCATGTTGATCATGTCGTTCTACTTTGGTGGGCGCACCCTTGAAAAGATCATGGACATGAAAGGTAAGAAATGAAAGAGAACTTTGACGACGCCCTGAAAGCCCTGTTGAAACACGAAGGTGGGTATGTGAACCACCCGTCTGATCCCGGCGGAATGACGAACTTAGGTGTTACAAAACGTGTTTGGGAGGAGTATGTCGGACATGAAGTCGATGAACAAACCATGCGCGGACTCACGCCTGATGTGGTTGCTCCGCTGTACAAGAAACGCTATTGGGATGCCGTTAAAGGTGATGATCTGCCTTCCGGCGTGGACTTGTGCGTTTTTGATTGTGCTGTTAATTCTGGCGTTGGACGTGCTTCTAAATTTCTCCAAAGAGCCGTAGGGGTTGCTGACGATGGAAAGATTGGCCCCGGAACACTTCAGGCCGTCATGGCCGCAGACCCCAAAGAGTTGGTCACCAAATTCTGTGATCAACGGCAGGCTTTCTTGGAGGCCCTGCCCACTTTTGCAACCTTTGGCAAAGGGTGGAGCCGACGGGTTGCCGAAGTCCGAGAACAAGGCGAAAATCTAGCCTGACGAGGGTCTAAACCATGCCGCTTCAGAAACTCCAATTCCGCCCCGGTGTAAACCGCGAAGGCACCACGCTCGCCAACGAAGGTGGCTGGTTTGAATCCGACAAGGTGCGGTTTCGCTCGGGCTACCCTGAGAAAATTGGTGGCTGGATACTAGACACGGGAAGCACATACCCCACACCGCCTGCGGTTACTTTTGCCGCAAGCGGCACGACGACTGGGCTTGCTCCAGCCACGGGGGCTTTTTGGGGTACTTGCCGCACGCTTTATAACTGGTTAACGCTAATTGGGTTTAACTTGCTTGGGGTTGGCACCAATCTGAAATATTACATTCAGAACTCCACAGGCGGTAACTTTTACGATATTACGCCCGTGCGACTAAGTTCCACAGTGGCGGCAAATGCTTTCACCACGACATATCCGACCAACACCACAACGGTCACATGTAATGTCACTGCGCACGGCGCACAGCCGGGAGACTTTGTAACCATCTCAGGTGTGGCAGGTCCAATCAACGGCATTCCTGCGGCAAGTTTGAACAAAGAGTTTCGGGTGGTAGCCACGCCTACTGTTGACACATTTACAGTTACTGTGGACTCTGGTGCAACTTCCGCAAGCACTACTGGTGCGGCTACTTTTGCTTTGCAACTAAACGCAGGCGCAGACACCTTTGCGGCGGCGTCGGGCTGGGGTGCAGGTGGCTGGGGTGGTGTGACGCCCGGATATGCCAGTACCAGTTGGGGACAGTCCACGGGCTACATTCCGTTGCGTCTGTGGAGCCAAAGCGCATTTGGTGAAAACTTGATTTTTAACCCTCGCGGTGGCCCTTTGTGTTTCTGGGCCGTGAACACAGCGCCTAATACGTTTGATCGTGGGCAAGTGATTGTGGCTAGCGGCTCGATCACGCAGAAAAACTACGCTACAGGTTCCGGCACGACAACGGTGTCAGTGGACTCCACCTGCCCGTCGCTGGTCAACTATGTGATGGTGTCTGATGCGTCGCGGTTCACAATTGCGTTTGGGTGCAACGATCCAACCGGCGTGTACTCAACGCCCACGCTGGACCCCTTGATGGTGCGTTGGTCTGACCAAGAATCGTACAGCACATGGACGCCTGCTATAACAAATCAGGCAGGTTCGTACCGTTTGAGCCAAGGTTCAGAGATTGTCACTGCCATTCAAACTCGCCAAGAAATTTTAATTTGGACTGATACGGCACTGTACTCAATGCAGTTTGTGGGCGCGCCTTATGTCTGGACGTTCCAGATCATGGGTTCCAACCTCTCCATCATCGGCCCCAACGCCGCAGTCACGGTGAACAACATCACGTATTGGATGGGGTCGGATAAGTTCTACATGTACTCAGGTCGTGTAGAGACCCTGCCTTGTTCTTTGCGGCAGTACATTTTTGATGACATCAACCTTAGCGAAAGTGCGCAGGTGTTTGGTGGGTCAAACGAGGGCTACAACGAAATTTGGTGGTTCTATTGCTCGACCAACTCAACCACCATTGACAAGTATGTAATTTACAACCATTTGGAACGTACTTGGGCGTATGGGACGTTGGCGCGAACCGCTTGGTTGGACAGCCCCTTGCGGGACACTCCGATGGGTACGACCTATGGGAATGTGGTGGTGTATCACGAGCAAGGCAACGACGACGGCACGACAACGCCCGCAAGTCCTATTTACGCTTACGTTCGTTCATCAGATTTTGACATTGGTGAAGGGCATAACTTTGGTCTTGTTTGGCGCATCATCCCTGATGTGACTTTTGATGGCTCAACGGTAAATCAGCCTGTGGTGAACTTCACGGTCTACCCACGCCAGAACCCCGGCACGAACTACGGCTCGACCGATACGCCGACCGTGACCAGCGCACAGAATTACTCAGCAGTACGCACATACAACGTTCAGCAGTTCACCGAGTACGCCTATGTTCGCATCCGGGGCCGTCAGATGGCTTTCCAGATCAGTTCGGCAGACCTTGGGGTGTCGTGGCAGTTGGGTTCTCCGCGCTTAGATGTGCGCAAAGATGGGCGTAGGTAAAAACCCTTATGGCTACATCCAAGTATATTACCAACATCATTCCAACGATTGCGCCGCGTTTGCCTGCGGCTACTGTGGAGTGGGACCATCGTTTCATGGAGCAGTACAGCAATGTTTTGCGTATTTATTTCAACGGTATCGACACTACTTTTGGTGGCTTACTTGGCTCTCCAAGTAACGGTTCTGGTCTTCATCCCGGTGGTGCCTATTTAAACTTTCCCTACGCCGCCATCCAGCGCACAACCGACGTATCTTTCACGATCAACACCGCCACGCAGATTACGTTTGACACGACTGACTACATCAACGACTGCGTGAACGACGGCACAGACGGCATCGAAGCCAATGTGGCCGGTATCTATAATTACCAATTTAGTGTTCAACTGAAGAACACAGACACCCAGATTCACTCGGCTTGGATTTGGCTCCGGATCAACAACGTGGACGTGGCGGGGACGGGCAGTAAGTTTGACGTGATTTCCAGCCACGGCGGTATCCCCGGCTTTGTGATTGCCGCCGCCAATTTTTACGTCGAACTGAACCCCGGCGACACGGTTGAGATGTGGGCCGCAGTCAACAATGTGGCCGTCACTTTTGACGCCACTGGAGCCAGCACATCCCCCTTCGCCATGCCGTCCATCCCGTCGGTAGTGGCTACGCTTTCGTTTGTGTCATCCGTCCCGACGTGATAGGATTTAATTATGACTCCGACCGAAATCATTACGCAAAACATTAAGGCAATTGGAAGAAATCCAGCGCCTGTTTTGCAATGGCTTGCCAAGTTGTTAAAAACCAAAAAAGCCGTTTTGCTTCGGCACGGTGATTCGCTCTTGGTGCTCAATAAAATTGACCAACAACAGGCCGAGTTGCACTTGTTCACGATGGACAAGCCGATGGCGTTGATGCAGGCGCTCAAAGATTTTGTAAAGAAAATCAAAGACTCTGATCTAGAGCGTGTGTACGGCAAAGCCGATAATCAACAAATAATCAAAGCGTTAGGTGCTGTGGGTGTTAATGTCCAAGAGTCGGACAAGCCCAAGTACAACTGGATGGCTTTGGTGGAGGGCTGAACATGGGTGCAGTATCAAGTGTTGCAGACGCCGTTAGCGATATTGGTCAAAGTGTTGTTGACACGGTGTCGGACGTTGGCGCTTCTGTTGACGATGCCGTCAATGATGTAATTCCCGGCGGTTGGGCGACTGTTGCGTCTGTGGCTGTGCCAACTGCCGCGCCTTACATTGTTGCCGCTAACACCCTTGATAAAGGTGGAAGCCTAGAGGATGCGTTGACTAACGCCGCTATCAGTTATGGCATCGGTCAAGTTGCTCAAAACATAGGCGCGCCTGAAGCGGGTAGTCTTGACGCAGGTCCCGGCGCATACGACGTCAGCGAATATTTGGCGCCCGTACCAACAGGTATCGAGGCTTTAACCCCCACCGCAGAACCTTTTGTACAAACCGAAGGCGGCTTATACACTTTACCAGAAGAAGTTGCTAAAACCCAATTAGGGTCTGTGGCAGAAACTGGTTTGACCGCTCCCACGGGCTTAGAGTCTATTGTTCCACCTGTCGCCCCAGTTACCCCTGCGGCACCGACTACGCCTGAACCTTTTGTGCAGACTGACGGCGGCTTGTACACCCTGCCAGAAGAAGTTGCCACTACTCAAGCGGGTACCGTTGCGCAGACAGGTTTAAATACGCCTTCTCCCGGAATTTTTCAGTCTATTGCGGATGCCACAGGGTTACCCCTTGGTTTAGTATCAACTTTGGGTACAGGTCTTGGTATCACGGCGTTGGGTTCAGTGCTTGCCCCCGATCAACCTTCGCAAGCGGGCGCGTCAGGCACTCCGCAAAGCCCTGTTGGGGTGGGTCTGAGCCCTGACTACCAGCCGTACCGCTACAAACCGTACGCAATGGGGGGCTTGACCGCGCTGGCCGCCGGTGGTGGTCCCGTTGAGATGATGTCAAACGCCAACGCTGTTGGTGCAAACACTGGCTTTCCGATGGCTAACATTGCGAGAGGAGCGTATGCGACACCCTACCAGCAACCTATCTCACAGAACGTCTTGTCCGGTTCCCAAGACACCCGAGTCGATCCCTACACAGGACAAGAGCGATTGGCTGGGGGCGGTCTGTCTGATCTTGGTGCTTATTCTGATGGCGGTCGCCTTCTTCGTGGTCCCGGCGATGGTGTCTCAGACTCTATTCCAGCCGTAATTGGTGGCAAACAACCGGCGCGTCTGGCCGACGGAGAGTTTGTAATTCCGGCCCGGATTGTCTCTGAACTTGGCAACGGTTCGACTGAGGCAGGTGCTCGCCAACTTTACGCCATGATGGACCGCATCCAAAAAGCCAGAGCCAAAACTGTTGGTAAAAACAAAGTGGCTACCAACACCAAAGCAACCAAACATTTGCCCGCATGAGTGACCTGACCAACGCTCAAGAGTCCATGTCGGCAAACGCGGCAGACATTGCTGTGCTGACCGGACTGCATTGGAAAGAACTTTACGGGTCTTCTGAAGGTTATTCGCCCGACTTTGCATCCATGATCGAGTCGGAAAAACGCGGGGGCGTGGCGTACTTTACCTTGCGCACTACCGAGGGTAAACTAGCGGGGCACGCGTGTTTTATGGTGTATCGATCGCCGTTTTACGGGAAATTGATTGCCATGGACATCTTTTATTACATTCTGCCCGAGTTTAGGGGGTCTTTTGGCATGTGCAAATTGTTGCGTTTTGCCGGTACCACCATGCTCTCGCAGGGTGTCGATCAGGTTGTGGTGAGCCATCAAGCCAGCAACGACCTCTCAACTCTTCTAAAACGTGCTGGCTTTGCCAAGTCCGGCGAAATGTATTTCTTCGAGGGTTAAACCATGGCCTCTCTATGCCCAACTTCAGCCCAACAGACCACGCAGACAACTGCGGGTCTTTCTCCTTGGGCACAGCCCTATGTCGGCTCCATGCTCGGCGCGGCTCAACAACAAGTGTTCAACATGGACCCCACCACTGGGCAAGCCACGGGTATTGTGCCTTACCAAGCCTACGGCGCCCCTGTTGCGGGTTCTGATTACCGCGCAGGCATGGGCCCCGGCGAACAAGCCGCCGCGCAAGCCTCCGTTGCCGCCCCCACTGCACTTCAACAACAAGCATACGGTTCTGCCGCTGGCATGCAGACTCCGGGGCAGTTTGGCACGGCTACTGACATTGGCACCACCGCTGGGCTAGGGTTGTTGGGCACTGCCGGTCAAGCGCAGGGGCTTCAGAGTTTGGGTATGCAGGCCGTCCAGCAAGGGCAACGCTACGCTCAAGACATTACTGACCCCTACCGCACCGCTCAGTTCATGTCGCCCTACATGCAGAATGTGGTTGACGTTCAGCAACGCGAAGCCCAACGGCAGTCGGACATTCTTGGCACTCAGGCGGCTGGGCAAGCGGTCAAATCCGGTGCTTTTGGCGGCTCCCGCTACGGTCTGATGGAGGCCGAGCGCCAGCGCAATCTAGGCACGCAACTGGGGCAAATCCAAGCCATGGGTTTACAGAACGCGTTCCAGAACGCTCAGGCACAACAGCAAGAGGCCCAGCGGCAAGCCATGACAGGGTATCAGACTGGTATCCAAGGGTACGGCCAAGGCATCACTGGTCAGACCGGTGCGTACGGTCAAGCCGCGCAAACAGCCGCTGGTCTGGGCACACTGGGTGGGCAACAACTTGGCGCCCAGCAGTCGATCACAAATCTGCAAAACACGTTGGGCCAGCAACAGCAAGCCAACCAACAAGCGGTCATCAATCAGGCGATGCAGAACCTCCAATTGCAACGCATGTACCCACAACAACAGTTGCAATATTTGAGCAGTTTGCTCTCTGGTTTGCCTGTCAGTTCGACGGGACAGGTTTCAACAATCCCCGGCCCCAACATGCTCTCGCAGTTGGCTGGCCTTGGCACCACGGCTGTGGGCGCGGCTGGGTTGTATAAAGGCATCACGGGTCAGGGAATTGGTACGTTGTTTGGCGGTGCCAAGGGCGGTCTGCCAAAAGATTTTGAACAAAAGCAGATGCCCCCGCCCAAGAAGAACAAAGCACCGATGGGTTTGCAAGCCTTGGCCCTCTCGAAGATTTAAGGACGCGCCATGTTGAACGTCAATCAAATCACCAGTTATTTGGCTAAATTACAGCCTGACGCGGCGTTGCAACGCTATGCCATGATGCACAAGGACGACCCGTACGTTGTCTCTCTGGCCTTGGCCGAGTCTAATCGTCGCAAACAAACGCGCATGGGTGCACAAATAAATGCGCCCCAACAGCCTAAAGTGGCAGATCAAGCCATTCAAGGTATGGCATCTGTGGACCCCATGGGCAATTATGTCGGCACGCCTATGCCGGAAACTGTCGGTATTGGGCAACTCCCTGCCAAAAACATTGCAAAGATGGCTGGTGGCGGGATCGTGGCGTTTGGTGGCGGCGGTGAGGTGCCTCGGTATAACGGCATGGGCGGCTCTTTTGTTGGGCCTGTGATGACGTTCCAACAGTTCCTAGCCTCTCAAGGCTTGACCGCTTCGGAGTTTGCCAACGCATCCCCAAGAGATCAACAGATTCTGCGCGATGCTTTCAAGTCAACCGGAATTGGCGCACCTTCTGCGGGCGCGGCTCCGGCACAAGCGGCGGCACCTTCTGCTTCTCCTACCGGAGTACAGCCCGGTTCTGTTGGCAAATATCTTAGCGGGCTTGGTAGTATTGCCAAAAGCGTGCCGTTGCTTACGCTTGGCTATGAGTTGTTTGGCACGTCACCTCAAGAACAAAAAGTTTTACGTGCGGCGGACGAAAAACGATTTCGCGAAAAAAATAGCATTCCCGAAAGCACTGTAGGCACTGCATCGACTGCGGATGTAAACGCAATGACAGCCGCTGGAGAACAAATTGCTGAGCAAGCGGCGGCTGACAAATTTCGCAAAGATGAACAAAACAAACAAGAACTTGCCAAACAAACACAACAAAATCAATTGGCTGAACTTCGTAGCCAGTATCAAGCCCTTGTAGGTCCGTCTAGTGGTGCAACTGCACCTTCTGCCGCTGGTTTGCCCGGGTTAAAGCCGCTTACACCAGAAGAAGCCAAGGCTTCAGCCGCCAAACTGGTAGATGCAACGCCTGTTATAAAACAGTTTGAAGACTACAAAAAACAAATCAACGCCGACATTGCCAATCGAGAAAAAACGTTCCTCAAAGAACAAGCCGCGTTGCCAAAGTTTGGCGTTAAAGCCGAAGAGCAACTTAAAAAGCGCGAACAAGAGTTGGCGGACGACAAAAAATCGGCGGGTTGGATGGCTGTGTTAGAGACGGGGCTGGGCATTTTAGCCAGTACTTCTCCGTTTGCCTTGGCCAATATCGGTGCTGGCGGGCAAAGAGGGCTTGCTAGTTATCGCGATGCCATGAAAGACTTCAAGAAATTGCAGTCTGAGTACGACAAAATGCGTTTGGACATTGAGCGGGCGCAAGTTGCTGAAAAACGCGAAGACTTTAAAGCGCGTAATGATTTCTACGCAAGTGCCGATGCCCGCCGTGACAACGTAAATAAAATGGGTGTGCAAATTACCAGCGACATTTTCCAAACCAACAGCAAAGTGGCCGGGGAAATCTGGAATGCTGGAATGCGTGAGGCTGGCGAAACTGCCCGTACTGTGTATCGTGAGCAAGGAGCGGCGGCGCGATCGGCTGACGAAAATCGGAGTCGAGTTGCGCTTGGTTTGATGGGCTTAATGCAAGAACCGTCTGAACTTCGGACTTTGCGCGGAATTGCTGGCGACCCCAAACTGGAAGCGCTATACACCCGAGCAAACAGACAAGAAACTGCTTTGTTGCAAGAATACATCAAAAACCCGATAAAACTAAAACTTTTAGAACAGGCGGACCCTGCCGCCGCCGCAATTATTCGTCAAAAAATTCTGGCAAGTGGTGCGCAACCGGTTCGGGTTGATAACGCTTTGCCGTAAGCGCATAATACGGTCATGCCCCAGACGGTTCGGCCCGCTGGGGTGTGTTGGAATCAGCCGCACAATTTGGAACTGACATGCCTCTTGCACTGCCCTTACCCGACGGTCGTTACGTGACAATTCGTGAAGGCGAAACGCCAGAACAAACGTACGCCCGCGCCATGCAGATGTATCCAGAAGCCTTTGAGCGCAAAGAAGCGCGCAAAGCGCCAACGGTTGCTGGGCAAGTAGGCGAATTTTTTAAAGGTGTTCTCCCCGGCGGTATCGGGGCGTTGGAGTCAGCGGCAGTCGGTGCATCAGCGCTTCTTCCGGAAGAAATGGAGAAGAGTGCTCGTGAAGGCATTGCCGGGCTTGCCAAAGCCGCCAAAGAACCGTTTGCCGCCAGCGCTGGGTACGAAGACACAGTTGGCCGTAAGTTTGGCGAAGCCGCTGGTTCCATTCTTCCTTTCTTTTTGACACGAGGCAGAGGCACTGCCGCTGGCCTTGGCGCTGGTATGGGCGCAGGCGAAGCCCGAGTTCGTGCTGAACAAGAAGGCGCTACAGGTGAACAACGTTCGTTGGCCACGAGTCTTGGCTCCGTGGTGGGTATCTCTGAGATGTTTGCGCCTATGCGCATACTGGGCCGTATTGACGAGCCAATTAAACAGGGCATTGCCGCCAGCCTCAAACGCATCGCCATTGCCGGTGGTGAAGAAGCCGCACAAGAAGCCGCCGCCCAAGCCGCCCAGAACCTGATTGCCAAGGGCATCTACAAACCCGAACAGTCGATCATTGAACAAGTGGGCGAGTCTGCCGCGTACGGGGGCGCTGTTGGTGCGTTGGCGCAGGGTCTGCTGGACATGGCGCTGGGTCGTCGGGCTAAAAAATCCGGTGTACAAAGTGAAGTTGATGTCGCCCGTGCCGAGGAAGAAGCCGCCCGTGCGGCCGAGGAAGCCCGCAAAGCCGAGCCCGGCTATGCCCGCCAGTTTGTTGAGGATTATGAAACCCGCAAAGCGCAGTTCAAAGCCAATCTAAAAGAACTTAAACGTCCGGGCAACGACGCGTCGCCGGACGAGTGGGACATATACAAAACGCGCAAAGAAGCGCAAGACGCCCTCAAAGAAGGTTTGGCCAAAGACGCCAAAGAATACCTCAAACTGCGTCCGTTGGTGCAGGCTGAACTGGCTCAAGCCGCTGAAGAAGCGCGCAAAGCCAAACTGACTCCGTTTGAGTATGCGTTTG